TCACTACACACCCTACAATCATTTTACAGGCAAGTAAGTGTAATACTTGCACTCATACTCTTACCAGCATAATTACTATCACTTGTAGTAATAGTCAAACAATATAATGTTCTAGCTAGTACACTAAAGTTAGCTGTCACTGAACCAACTCCCGGTAACGTAATATCATTGATAGTTGCAAAATAGTTGTAACCGTCAACAGGAATAAATATTGACGCAACATAGTTACCATTAGTATCTGGGTTAGCTGGTAAAGTGATGTACTGTGAAATATCAATCTTACCAACGTAGAAGTTAAGTCCCGGGATTCCATTATTTCCAGAACAACCTGTACCGCACATGATGTTACTATCATTGATAGGTAAGTAACTAACCCATGTACTTTCAAAAGCGGTAGTCTTTCTAAATCTAATTCTGCCATAACCAGATTCAGAATATGTGTTATTAGAGAACACGACCCTCATAGGACTAACTGTACCACCGTTGGTATAACCAGCGTCATCTAAAAGCACACAAAATTGTTCAGTGGTGTGCTGGAAATAACAATCATCAACAATCAATGCTTGGTTAGTTCTTGCGTAACTAGAGTTGTGAGCGTATACAATACTTTCACCACCCTCTAATATACAACCTTTCAACTCTAAGGTAACACCCTGTCCACTACCATATCCAACAGCACTTGAACCACCGTAAAGTCTACAATTAGTAAAACTTAATTTACCACTAACCATACTATCAACAGGGTCACAATGTACTGCGTAAGCAGTACCATTTGTGTTGTTAATACTCAAATTATAGAAACTAACATCACCTTGAACATGAACAACACAATCTGGGTAACTATCGTTAAATCTAATAACTGTTTTATCAATACCACAACCGATAAACGATAACCCATGAACATCATTCAAAATAATCTGTTCATTGTAAACACCAGCATAGATAAAAATGCAAACAGGGTTTTTATTACTTACACCTAAGTATTTTGCACGGCTGATAGCGTTACTTATACTTGTAAATTCTGCACCCTTTTTACCAACTGTTAGCATATTTGAGCCACTAGCTACATTTAACATTTGCCAAAGTCTAGCGTCTTTTACTTGTAATTTTTCTCCTAATAATTCGATAACTGAAACATACTTATCATTCATATCTTTTACCTCATTTCTTTAAATAAATTCTGCACCGTCATAACAAGAAACACCAGCGTTCAATGATGTTGTGCTATAACCTTTTACTACACCACTTGTGTTTATTTCTATTATAACAGGATGAACACCAGCAAAATGAAACGTTCTGTAAACCTGTGAGATAGGTCTATACCCACTAGGAAGTGTTAAAAGATTTGTCCATGTATTAGCACTTAAAGCACTTTTCAAGGATTTACCACATAGTTCTAATGAAATATTGCCTTTTCTGTTACAAACATACCCGTCAATTGCAGTACCAGAAATGCTCGTATACTGTGTATTAAAATCTGTGTTGTTAGCTTTGCTAGTTTCTAAATTGCTAACACTTGTTGCAAGGGAATTTATACTACTTTGCATTGCACTAACATTTTCACTAAGGGTATTTACACTACTTTGCAACGAACTAACAGTGCCACTAAGATTATTAACACTCGTTTGTAACGAATTAACGTTACCTTGTGTTGAACTTATATCGTCTTGCATAGTGCCTGTAATATCCTTAAGTCCAGCAATATCATTTTGTATATTACTAATACTTCCTTGCAAACCTGTTATACTACTTTCTAAAGAACTTATAGCTTGTAGAATATCAACTATATTTTCTCTACTTTGTTTATCAGCTACATCAATAGGTACTCCGCCTATTTTAAATTTCTCTACTGTTAAGTCCATATGCTATTTCACCTCAATTGTATTTGTATCATTTAAGTAAACATGTTCATTTCCTGTACTACTAATCTCTTTGGAAAGTACCAATGTTTCTGTACTTTCATTATAAGTCGCGTCAATCATGATACTGTCAAAATACTTGTCCAGATATTCTTGCACTAACTTTGTATAGTCCTCATTCATAGCGTCTATGATTTCATTCATTTTCGCTACCAGCTTCGCTAACTCCTCATAGTAAGATAAGCTATCAGAATAAGCACTAGGAAGTGACGGAAAACAACCAAACATATCCATTCTACTAATTTGTTTCATTTTACATTCCTCTCTTTCTACCATAAGTTAAGAAATAAATCACTTAATTCTTCAATTATTTGCAAGTCTATGTTTAAAAATGTTTCACGATATTTAAGCAATAAACTTGAATAATCTTCTGTACCTTGTTTACCTTTAACAGTTTCCAGATAATCTTCTACGTTTTTAATAACGCTATCACTTTTACCGTTAGTACTTGTATTAAAATTACCGTTTGAATTATCTGTACTCTCAAGCATATCTTTAGTAGCGTTGGTTAAATATGTTTCAGTTTCAACACCTGTTAAAGCACCTTGTGGTGTATCAGAGTACAGATTCCTGTTCGTACTGTTACTGTTTGTCGTGTTCTGATTCGTACCATTACTCTTGTTCTCATTCGTTTCATTCCTTGTTCCATCACTCCTTGTATTATGTTTTCTTGTTATATCTACATCATAGAATGGGTTAAATTCTAGTAATGTACTACTGTAAAGCTGATTATAATAAGGCATAATCTCATTCATTTTGGTGTCTAATTTCAGTTTCCAAAGTCCAACAGTTTCAAGTCCTATCTCTCTAGTGTAGTAATGTTTTATGATTTTTGTTTCTAAAACACTACGATATTTTTCATCAAAAATAGGGAAACTAAAATCAAATATTTTTGTTCTTGATTTTTCAATAATATCAGCTACACTCATTTCACCACTAAAATGTGGATAACCAGCGTAGTTTTCACAAATTGTTCTTACTTCTGTTGTGTAATTAGCCATTATCTTCACCGCCCTCTATTTCATCATCAACTAAATCATCATATAGCTGGTAATCTTCTCGATATTCCACATCAATGTTAAGTCCAAACATTTCATTTATTTTCTTACAAGCCTGTTTTCTACTATCTAATCTGGAATATCTACTTGCAATAACACCGCCTTGATTTCTTTGTACTTCATCCGTAATCATCCTTTCTTTCTTCATAATGTTCGTGTTTGAAATACCTAAGTATGTCAAGGCTTCATTCCATATTTGTGTCTTTAACTCATACAACCTATCAGCAACATAAGGTGCGTCAGTTTTTAACACCTTTAGCCCATTAGTATTTAATGCTTTATCACCAAAAATAAAAGGCTGATTACCGTCATATTGTTCATATAAGTTTTTCATAGTTAAACGCTGGTTTTCATCACACTGTATCAAAACAGGTGTTTTCTGTGCGTTAGCATTTACGTCTATTGCCCTGTCAAGATTATACAATCTTCTCGAAAACATTTCAACGTCTAGCATTGAATTTGTGTGTAACATATTATTAAATATAATAACAGAATTTGTATTATCTAGGTTACGTCTATAACCATTAGTTGCGTATGCTACACGATTGATAGGTATTCTATAAACGTCTAACTGTCCACTAATCATACACTGTAACGCTAAGTCACCTAAAGCTTCATCTCTAAAGAACACGCTCATACCGTCACTAAATAGCGTTAATTCTAAAAATCTAGGGTCAATAGTGTCTGGTAAGTTTTTCCACTCAAACATACTAATTGATAATTCTGTTAATCTGTTGTAGTATTGCATATATGTTCTGTTATTCATGTAACTACTTTCCCAGAAATTTTTGTTACTATGTGGTTTTCGTTTTCCCATATATTTTTCACTCCTTTACAATGGTGTATTATCTAAATCGTAGTTACCAACTTCATCACCTTTTTTCCAGAAAGTAATACCGTTGTCAAAAATACTACATATCTTTTTCATATCATCCGCTGGCACACTACCCTTAATTACGCAACCACTTGTTTTAGTATAATTCCAATGTGGTCTGGACTTTATGTTTGGAATACCTACCTTTTTAGTAGCGTACCCATACATATTAAAATAACTGTCAATCAATTCAGCATATTCTTTTCTTACACTTTTTCTTATAACAGTAAAACCAAAAATATCATTGTTTACATACAAGTTAGCGGTATTAGTATTACCTTGTATTTTCTGTGGTTGACGTTTTATGTTTGCTACGTCAGCTAATTTTGAACCAACAGATAAAACACCACCAACAATAGGTAAAGGGTTTCCACTTGCTACACTACCTAGTGCAGTACTTCCTAACGCTAATAAAGATTTAGTTGCGTCTGCTTGTGCCTGTGTAGCAAAGTATTGTAAATACCCGTTTTCACTCCATGAACACAAAGGAAATCCATTTAGACCAACTGTGTCTATTTCATTTATTGCAATACCTCTATAACCATTGTTAGCAAGAATAGCGTTTGGCGTGTTTACAGAACTTTTATATATGGTGAAAATGCTTGAATAACCATACTCAAAAAGATAGTCGCAACTGTCACCACTTGAACTTGTAACATTACAGAAATTATATGGATATGTTAATAATTTTTTATTTTTAGGTGTGTAACCGTCAAGGGTTTCACCAACTGTAATACCACTGTCATACGTTTCTGTTTTAGCACTATCACTTGAACCTTTGAAACTTTCTGGACACATATAGATATTTACAATATCATTTCCGTCTGCTAATAGTTCGTTTATAACCATATTGATAGATTCTGTGTCAAAGTCTACTACCATTATTGTTTCAAGACCAGAATATATTTTACCATATAGACCACCACTAACACTTTCTTTGTTGCTTTTTGTGTACTGTATCCATACTCTCATATCAGTATAAAAATGATTACTTACTTCATTAGCAACATACTCGCCTAGTGGGACATTTTCTGGGACTGTATTAGCACCAGCAATATCTAATATGCTGTGTTGTCTTTCAATAAATGATTGACAAAGAGTAAAGTCAAAAAACCATGATTGTAGTACGTCAATTTCAAAATGTATTTCACACACTTCATTGTTTATATATTCTACACTTGTAATAAAAGCATAAAACCATTTTGAACCGTAGCTGGTGTTCTGGAACATCATATAATTACAATCATAACATTTATCTGCACTTAACCCAACTCTTGCTATTCCTTTATTTACACGTTGATAAGTATAGTTAGCAAGGGTGTGTTTTGACAAACTAGAAAAGTATGCCGATTGAGCGGAAATACTTTCAAAATATAATGTGTGATTATATGATGTATCTAATGGTACATTCTTTAACAGTTTAATACTTGTGTTTGGTTCAATATACATATCATCACTCCTAAAATAAAAGGGGTAGTTTCCTACCCCTTAAATAATTTACCCAACAGTAAGGGTAGCACTTCCAGATTTTTCACTATCATATACGGAAGTAGCGGTAATAACAATTTCACCACTAGCGTCTGCACCGATAGTTACTACACCACTCTGATTTACAGTAACATTTTCACCGCTAGTCACGCTCCATGTAACCGCCTGTGGTGCAAAGTCAGTAGTCTGCACAACTGCGGATAACTGTACTTTCTGCCCAGCACTTACGTTTGCGGTAGCTGGTGAAACGGTAACACTTGTAACAGTTGGTGTTCCAGGGATAAACAGTGCATTGTTTGCAAAAGGTGAAATGGAAAAGGTTTTCCATACATGATACCAATAATTCCAATACAATCCCTCACCATTGTACTGTTCTGTGAAGTTATAGAAGTTGTCAAAAATCATAAAATAATCTTTGTCAACGATAATAGCTGGAATACTGTCTAAAGCCTGTAAATCAGCTTCACCGATTTCTGTATAGGTTGGGTCATCTGCGAACAGTAGATTTAAACGTTCAATGTCTAAATCTCCAAAACTGTCAACTAATACTCTGTGTCCAGCAAATTCAGCCTTGTCCATGTTGAAAGCACTTGCTAATACTTCAACATCCATTTCAGCGTCAAATTTACTGTTTACCAGCAAATACTGTTCAGCCTTTTTGGTATGTGTCTGAACACCAGCTAAGTTATATTTGCTACTCATAAATTCAAATTTGTTAGAAACCGATTTAATGGTACTAACAATTGATTTCATGTTGTCCGTCTGTACAGTTGGAATAGTAACAGGATATAACTGCCCGTTTAAGATACGCTTTGCAAGCATATACTTCATAGTCTGGAACTCATCATAGTTAGCTCCTGTGTACATAGCGTCAACGATTTTAGCAATTAAATCAGTAATACCTTGCCATGACAAGAAAGCCTGTCTAAGCTGGTCATTCTGAATAGTAGCTTTGTAATACTTCTGATAGTTCATAATGTGGAAAGCACTACGAACATCTGGTATCTCTCTTTTGAATACAGTTGATTCAGCAACCTGTGGGTCAAACTGATAAGGCTTTGCAATATTCACAAAGATTTCCTCAATCGTTTCACCAAACTCCAGCATACCTTTTTTAAACATAGACCAAGGGTTGTCATACATTTTTGATGTAATCAGCACTCTACCGATTCTGTTTACTAAAGCTGATAAGAACTCATTCTGTAAGTTTGGATAGTCCATAATTACCGCACCAATTTCACGAATTGATTCTGCGTCTGCGGTAGCAACAGGAACATAATCTTTGTAATTCTGTGTTGCGTTGTTTCTAATGACATTTAAAATGTCTACGGAACTGTTTGTTAATGTTACAATATGTGGTTTTGTTGGCATATCTTATCCCTCTCTTTCTTCAAATAAATCTTCAAAACTACGTTTCTCACCGTCAGCGTGAACATTTTCTTCCTGTTCATCCAACGCATTATTAGGCGTGGTAATGTGTTCTTCACCGTCATTTTCGGCTTTACCAAAAAATCTGTCACGATATTTTTTCTTCCAAGATTCGTCAAGTTTTTCGTATTCAGATTTCCAATCTTTACCGTCACCAGTTGCCCTTGTTTCCATATCATTGAATGTATCGGTAACATCCTCAACAAAAGTAATTGCTTCATCACTTGTATCGTCACCAATACGTTCTTTGATTTTGTTGAATAAATCTTCTTTACTCAATACTGCCATGTTCTCACTCCTTTACTTTAATAATCTGTTCACTTCTGTTTGAACAGTGTTATAATCATAACCAGCATTTGCTAGTTTAGATTTTCTTTCATCACCATTACCCCACTTACCAGCAATTACTTCTTTTGCTATTTCTGTAACAGACTTTTTATTCTGATTTAAGATAGCGTTTACTTCATTCTGAACAGTAGTGTAATCATAACCACCGTTAGCAAGGTTAGCTTTTCTTTCATCACCGTTGCCCCACTTACCAGCAATTACTTCCTGTGCAATCTCTGTGATAGATTTATCAGAAACAGGTGTATCAAATAATTCTTTTTCTTTGTTTCTTCTTGTAACCAACCCAGCTAATTTCTTACCACCAGCATTACAATACTCTGGAATTTTAGAAGATATTTCTGAAATACTTCTTGTACCATTATTTGTTAGCTGGTTAATATTTCCAATGTTGAAAGCAAAGCTAACTAAACTATCGAACTGATTCTGATTGAAATTGTACTTGTCCATGTATGTATTTACATGGTCTACAAATTTATCACAATCTTTCAACAATAAATTGTCAGCTTGTTCCTGTGTAATAACCATTCCCTGTGTAACGTCTGCACCATAATGTCCGTAACCTATTGTATAATACTGTTCAGAACTCTGGCACTTGTACGCTGATAGTCTACATCCTTCAAACTGTTTAATTAAAGCTAGTCCAATATTTGATAATTTACGTTTCATTTCTTACTCCTTTCCTAGCTTTGTTGATAGTTCCTTCAATGCTAATGTGTTGTTGTTAATAGCTTCAACAACTGTTGTCATTTCTTCTGTGTGTTGTCCGTTCAATTTTGAAACTTCTTCCCTGTGCTTATTTGTCTGGTCTACTACGAACCACCCCATAGCACCACACATCACAATAGGGAATCCCACTGTTGTAATCAGTTGCATTACCTGTGTGTAATCCATATTATCACCACCTTTAAAATTTCTACCTTAATTATAATACTTATATTGCAATTTGTCAATGTTTATGATATAATAAATAGAGAAATTATAAACTTTTATAAGGAAGTGAAATAGTATGAAAGAACAAAAGTATTATGACGGTACAAAACTTTTGTCAATGAAAGATATAAATGGAAACAAACCAGAAATATATATGTGTACTACTAATAGAACTGGCGGTAAAACAACCTATTTTGGTAGGTTATGTGTAAATGGGTTTCTTAAAAAAGGTGAAAAGTTTGGTCTTATTTATAGGTACAACTATGAATTAGATAATGTTGTTGAAAAGTTCTATAAAGATATAGGTTCTTTATTTTTCCAAGGGCATGAAATGACAAGTAAACGTAGGGCAAGTGGTATTTTCCATGAACTGTTTCTGGATGAAAAGTCATGTGGATATGCTTTTTCACTTAACAGTGCCGACCAGATAAAGAAATATAGTCACTTATTTAATGACGTAATGCGTATGATTTTTGATGAATTTCAAAGTGAAACTAATCACTATTGTAGTGATGAAATTACAAAACTATTGAGTATACATACGTCAGTAGCAAGAGGACAAGGGGAACAGGTAAGATATGTACCTGTGTATATGCTCGCTAACACTGTTAGTATTATCAACCCTTACTATACAGAAATGGGTATCAGTGCAAGGCTAAGGGATGATACAAAATTCTTGCGTGGTGACGGTTTTGTTCTGGAACAGGGGTTTATTGAAAGTGCAAGTAAAGCACAAAAAGAAAGTGGTTTCAATCGTGCTTTTTCTAATAATAAGTATGTAGCTTATTCAAGTGAATGTGTGTACTTAAATGACAACAAGAGTTTTATTGATAAACCTAAATCTAAAGGTCGGTATCTGGCAACCTTAAAGTATCATGGTACAGATTTTGCTATTAGAGAATATGCGGAAGAGGGTATTATCTATTGTGATGATAAACCAGATAGTACATACAATATGCGTATCACTGTTACAACAGACGACCATGCTATCAACTATGTAATGTTGAAAAGAAATGATATGTTTTTAACAAACCTACGCTGGTATTTTGAACGTGGGTGTTTCAGATTTAAAGACTTACGTTGTAAAGAAGCAGTATTAAAGGCTTTATCTTATTAGGTATCTTCTATTGTTTAACTCAACTGAACCATGTGGATAGCACACTTGGAAGATAGTGCCACATAGAGTTTGTCGGGTATGCTAACCGCTTTTGAGTTGCAATAGTTACAGATATAAAAATACAAGGCTGAGTGTGAACCTAGTTCCCTCAGCCTTTACTATTTATAATTCCAGATTATCATAACATTCATTTCTATATTTGCATAGTATACAGAAATGTCTGCACTCACCTTTTATCCATTTAATTTTAAATATCATAATCTTACATTCAATTTCCATAACTAAAATGTGTACTAAACTTTTTAACATATTATCCCTCCAATTCTAACAACAATACACAATCGTCTGCTATTATGTTTACAACTAAGTAACCGTCAAGCACTTGTGGCTTGTCACTCCAACCACCTACATAAACAGTAGTACCCTCAATCTTTAATTCTACTACTCTGTCTTTGTTAATTAAATTGTTAAATTTATATAAATTCATATCGTTTACCTCATTTCATACGTTGTATCTACCAATAGAACACCACCTCGTATTCTCTTTGGCATTAGTTTTCCGGGAACTTTTAACCCTATTTTAAAGTCCTTTATTGTTCTCTTTGTCTTTAAAAATTCTAGTTCTTCTTCTGTGAAATTGTCTGTTTCTTTTGGTTCATATTCTTGCATAGATTTTTCAAATAAATCTTTACACTTCTGGGGCATACCAGCACATTTAATGTTATAATATGGTTCGTCAATCGGTACAAGATTTTCATGTGTAACGTGTTCAATGTAAGTCTTTTGTCTGGTGAAAATAGCTTCATCCCAGCATGATTCTAGTTTCCAACAACAGAAATTATTATCATTCACTTTTATTCCTGTTATTTCTTCTGGTTCTAAGTCACAATGTATACTGTCTGTGTCTGCATATATGAAACCTCTTTCATTTACACCATGATAGTTCTGTTGTGCTGAACGTATTGTAAAGTTTCTTGCATAACTTGTGATTGCTGAACCACATGGTATGTAACCAGCTTTCTTGTTGTGTTCTTCTACTGAAATAAAACCAATAGACTTGTCCTCTTTTACAAACGCTACCTTGAAACTACTGTCTGTACTACTTGCTAGTTTGCCATACAAATTATTCAAGAATAACTTTGCTTCTTCTCGTACCGCCCCTTTGTTTTCCATTTTTATCTTCTTATATTTATTGATGTACTCGTCAAAAATTCCTACTTGCGTATAGAAATAACAACCGTCTAATATTTCAAAGTCCACCAATTCATAGTGCTCAAGTAAAAGCTGGTAGTCTGTCATTGTTAAGGTTAGTGTTACTCTTGTGTCATGTACTCCGCTAAAATCTTGATAGTATCTGGAGTACTTTTGTGTTTTAGGGTCAAAGTAATCACTTGTTTCCAGTGCTTCTGTTCCTTTGTAAAGGAATGAACCCTTTATTTGTATGAATGGTAGCTTGTCTTTCTTTATATAAAACCTTGTTCTTATCCGTACAAAATAGTATGTGTTATCTTGCAAGGCTTTGTCTGGAATGTAGTTACCATGCCAGAAACAAGGCTTACCAACAGGGTAACGATTCCCAGACTCACCACTCATCATACTAGGGTACAATGAATTTACATCTGCGGTAGTACCTTTATGGTATATTTTGTTTGCTTTTCCTTTAACTAGATAGCACCAACCGCCTTTGTAAGAATGACGTAACCATTCACCAGCGTTTGGTTCACCATATATAGCTGGGTCTAGTTCTATCTCATACATATCTGGAAAGAACAACTCATAATCGTCTGCCATGATTTTCTTGTATTCTTCCAGACAACAACTACCTATCGTTAGACTTTTATGATTGTCATTGAACATCATTTCAAGTGCTTCTTTAACAACAAGTACGTCATTTTTAATGTACTCCTGTTCTTCTGGTGTAATCTCACATCCAGCGTATCTAACCCCTGTGTATTCCATGTCTAACTTCTTATGCTTAGTACCAAAGGATTCGCCTATTTTTCTAACACTGAATGGTAGTAGCTTTAAACTATCTCTTAACTCTATAATATGCCCGCCTATTTTTATTGTAATGGTGTACCACATACCCTTGTTAGATATACTATACTTAAAAGAGTTGTTAGGCATATCTCTTTCTTTTAGCCATTCAACTTGTGTCCCCTCGTCATTTAAAACAGTGTACGCTTGCTTAAAGCCTAAGTCTACCAACAAAAAGGATAACCAGAAAGCACCGTCGAATTTTAAATTGTGATAATAGCAACAAACGTTTTCATTTAAACTCTGGAAGTATTCAAACGTTTCTTCTATGCTATGAAAAATAGTTACATCATCATGGAACAATTCAACTACTGCACTTGCCCAAACTTCTGTGTTCACTTGCCCCTTGTATACAGTAGTTTCAAAGTCACCCATGAAATACCTGAACTTTCTAACTTTCATATCCTCACTCACTTCTAGTTGATTATTCGTCAATTTCATAAGCACCCTCACTTAACATGGAAACTTGTTCTGCTTCAATCTGGGTAAGAGGTGAACCTTTTAATATGTTAGCCACTGAAATAAGATTATGTTCTACCCTGTTTTCATCGCTGTCATATTGTGCACCCTCAATGTAGTCTGATAGAGTGTCAGCATTTTCTTCCAACAATCTTTCCACATACTGTTCACCATTTTGTGCAATACTATCGTCTAAAAGTGAAATAATTATGTTCTTATATCCAGAAAAGTCTTTGAATGTTTTGTCCTCATTTCTACCATGATAAAATTCTCTACTATCTGGTATGCTATTTATTACAGTTTCCCTAAAATTATCAATGTATGAAACAGTAGGAATATAATCAATAACAGGCTTTTCTTTTTCTTTTTTTAATTCCTGTCTTACTCTCTTTATCTCTTGTCTAATTTCTTTTTTATGTGTCTTATACTTTACGACTTCTTCACCGATTATGTACTCACTTTTTTCTCTAAGTTTTTCTGGTGTAATCTTTGCAAGTCTTTGCACACTTGCCTTTGTAATCTTTTTCGGAATTTTTGGTACAACATCTTCATCAAAAATATAACCTATTTTTTCTAATCTTTTTACCGCCTGATGTACTCTACGTCTTTGCTTTCTGTACTCTTTTTGAGTTTGTGTTAGTTTCTTTGCCATACGTTCACTCCCTGTTAATAAAATAACCCCTAGCTTTTATACTAGGGGTTACCAGATTTAACTACTCAATGCTACAAGTTAAAAACTCTTTTCCCTTAAAGTTTTTACTAGGCACACGATACACTACAATCTTCCATGGTTCTGTTTCATTTTCCATTTCTTTGTAAATTTCCATAAAACTTGTCCAGAAAGATTCAGAGCTTGTAACGTACTTTGTTCCGTCTTTATCGACAAGTACATAGTTTACATAGTCCTTATTCTGGTCTGAATGTTCATTATGAATGTTCAGAACTGCATATGCCTGTGGCTCAATGACTACTTGTTCGTTACCCTCTTCCTGTGTCAATTCATCCAACTTAATAGCGTTGGTAGTGTCTTTCATTTTGATTCTTTCCTTTGCAGATAATTCCATTGAACTTTCTGCAATTTCTACTGAATATCCTGTTGTCATAGTTCATTCTCCTTTTCTTTTACTGTTCTACTGTTTCCTGTACTTCTTCTGGTTCTGCGTCAGATTCTAACGCTTTTCTTGTTTCTGGGTCTAGCACAACTGCTTTTTCAATAAATTCCTGTTCAGTCATACCTGTCTCTTATACACATCTCCGAGCCCACGAGA